TAGCGGTTATATTTCTTTTAACAGCGGAAACTGGCGTTCTACTGCTGCAATTACAGCAATCAAAATTTATCCCGATACTGGTAATTTTAAGCAATACTCATCATTTGCACTCTACGGAATCAAGGGCTGACCAATGACAAACTTACTCAATCATCTAGCAATCCAATTACGAAAGGCGGTGGCTTAATTGGCAGCGACTTATACGCCGATACAGACAACTACTTTGGGAAGCGCACAGGCTTCGGTTACATTCAGTTCATTTTCTGGTTACACAGACCTTGTTCTTGTTATGCAAACCTCCATTTCTAGCGGAACTCAACAAAACAAATTGCGCTTTAATGGAGATACAGCGACAAATTACAGCGCTACGATTTTATCAGGCAATGGAACTTCGGCTAATTCTACAGGTCAAGTTAACAACTCGTCAATGCTGATTGGTTATGATGATTACAACACTTCCGCCTTTGGTCAAATGACCATAGTCAATATCCAGAATTACGCAAACACCACGACATATAAAACTGCAATAACACGTGGAGCAAATGCAAATACAGGCGTAAGCGCAACAGCAGGATTATGGCGCTCAACAGCAGCAATCACGTCTATCACTTTATTGCCTTCGGGTGGCGCTAACTACACGGCTGGTTCTACCTTTACATTATGGGGGATTCTAAATGCCTAGTCCAACAATGACCCTTATAGCATCAAGCACAGTCGGAAGCGGCGGGGCTGCAAGTATTGACTTCACAAGTATTCCCAGCACTTACACAGACCTTTGTTTGAAAGTATCTTCTAGATTCTCAAGCACTTCAGGCGATGTTGGAATTAAATTGAATACCTCTAGTGCAAGTTTTAGCCGTAAAGTACTGCGCGGTAATGGTTCTACCGCTTCATCAACTGGGGCATCTGATAACTACATCGGCGGCACAGATATTTCAACCTATACTGCGAGCACATTTAATAATATGGAAATATATATTCCTAATTATGCTGGTAGCACCAATAAGTCAATCTCGGCAGATTCAGTTTCAGAAAACAATGCAACAGAAGGTTGGCAGTTTATGGTGGCAAGCCTTTGGTCTAACACCGCTGCCATTACTGGAATTACGCTTTACGATTTTTCTTCTGGAACCAACTTCGTCCAATTCAGTACCGCCTACCTCTATGGCATCCGCAATTCTTAACCAATCTAACTAAGGAGAAACAAATGAACCCGACAAGAATCGAAATCAACTGCGAGACAGGCGTTGAGTCAATCATTGAATTGACTGACGCAGAAGTTGCTGAACTTGCAGTGCAAGCAGAAGCAGCAGCAGCACGCAAGGCTGAGGAAGATGCAGCCGCAGCCGCAGTAGCCGCAGCAAAGGAAACAGCACACGCTAAGTTAAAGGCGTTAGGTCTTTCTGATGCTGAGATTGCCGCCCTATCTAAGTAAGGCCTTTTTTCTCAGTAACAATAAAGGATAATCAACCATATGTCTGTACGTAGCGCTAATAGCCAATCAGTAGATGGCGGCCTTCTTAAAAAGGCTGATGTCCCTATTGCCCCTTCATCTGTTGCGGGCACTGATGTCGGTACTGCTCAGGCCTATAATAATGGTGCTGTAAGCGTTGCCTTTACACCTGATTCTACCTATTGGCCTGCTACATCTTTTACGGCGATTTCTAGCCCTGGCGGATTTACAGCTACAGGTGCAGGCTCACCCTTAGTAGTTTCTGGCCTTTCATCAGCTACTGCCTATACATTTACTGTTTCTGGCACTAATAGTGCATCAACTTCTGCAGCTTCTACAGCTTCTTCTGCTGTTACTGCTACTACTATTCCTCAGACTCCTACTATTGGTACTGTTACTGTTACTAACTCAACTACTGTATCTCTTCCTTTTTCTTGTTTTACTGGCGGCAAAAATTTAAGCGCCGTAACAATTACTTCTAGCCCTTCATTATCTCTTTCTTACTCAGGTGCATCAAGCCCAGTAACAGTGAGCGGCTCATTTGCTTCTAACCAGGCTTACACGTTTACAATGACAGCAACAAATGCAAATGGAACTTCAGGAACTTCTACTACAAGTAACTCAGTGACACCTTTAAATACGACCTCATCCGTTGATTATCTTGTTGTTGCTGGTGGTGGTGGTGGTGGATGGGCAGGCGGTGGCGGTGGCGCTGGAGGTTTTAGAACAAATACAGGGTTTTCAGTTTCAGGCGGCTTTAGTTACACGGTAACGGTAGGTGCGGGTGGTACTGGTGGGCCGTTTAGAGCAGCGGGCACCAATGGTAATAACTCTGTTTTTTCAACCATTACATCTAATGGTGGTGGTGTAGGAAGTAGCCAAAATCCTAGCGGCAATACCACGGCAGGTTCTGGTGGTAGCGGCGGTGGAAACGTTGGTGGAGGAACCTACGGAAATACACTTGGTTTAGGTAACACGCCTTCAACAAGCCCATCACAAGGAAACAACGGTGGTGTAGGTGGTGGCGGCTCTCTTGGTGGTGGTGGAGGTGGTGCCAGCGCTGTTGGCGGTGCTGTAACAAGAGATAGCACCTACCCATATTCTTACGTATATGGTGGTCCTGGTGGTGCTGGAACAGCGTCTTCTATCACTGGGACAACAACATACTATGCTGGTGGTGGTGGTGGCTCTAGCGCGTGGAGTAGCGGTGGTTACTACGCTGCTGGTGGTACTGGCGGTGGAGGAAACGGTGCTTTTCCAGGAGGTACTCCACAATGCTCACCAGGAACTGTTAATACAGGTGGCGGTGGCGGTGGTTCGGATGGAAATGCTGATGGAGGACTTGGAGGTTCTGGCGTAGTCATTATTCGTTATCCAGATACATATGCAGATTTAACAACAATTGGTGCTGGACTTACATATACCAAAACAACTCCAACTGGCTATAAAGTGTATACATTTACAGCAGGAACAGGTTCGGTAACAATCTAATGGCACATTATGCATTTTTAGACGAAGACAATGTTGTTACTGAAGTTATTACTGGTAAAGATGAAAATGAACTTCTTGATGGTTTAACTCCAGAAGAATGGTACGGAAATTTCCGTGGGCAACGTTGCGTACGAACATCGTATAACAACAACATTAGAGTCCGTTATGCGGGAATTGGGTATTCTTACAACGAAAAACTTGACGCTTTTATTGCCCCCAAGTGTCATCCAGAAGCCGTACTCAATGAAACAACATGTGATTGGGAATGTACTAACGCTGACCACGATGTAACGGTGTAACATGAGAGCTTATACCCCTGGTGGTCGCTTTGACTCTGATTTTGAAGTTGACTCCATACAAGATGGTATTGACCAGGACTTAAAAAATCCTGTAGGTACTCATGCTCTTTGGTGGGTTTATGACCCTACTACAACTACTGTTGACCCTATCTATGATACTGGTTATATGGATTATGGTAAATCGTGGAGGGGCCCATATAAACTACCTATTGTTCGTGCTATATGGGGGCAGGGTGAGATTCCTCAAAGTGAACGAGGTTTCTATAGCGCCGATAAATTGCACCTTACTGTAAGCGGTAGAGATTTAGATAAAATTGACCCTAATGTACTTAACAACCCTGACTTAGAAAGCCGTGGTCGCATTGTATGGAAAGGGCAAGTTTATCGCCCCTCCGCAATTCAACAACGAGCAATTGTTGGTGAACGCTACATGCTTGTAGTCATTGACTGTCAACAGGTTATGCCAGATGAAATGATTAACGACCATCAGTTCTTAAATTATGCAACTGCTGTCCCAGATACATGGGAGCAACCAAATGCCCTTTAAATCTCAAGCTCAACGACAATTTATGTACTCCCAGCACCCAGAAATGGCAAAAGAGTGGGAAGATAAGACACCCAAAGGCAAAAAATTGCCTGATAAACTTAAGAAAAAATCCACCTCTACGAAAGGCAAGTAATATGTGTAAATCATGTGGCTGCGGTTGTTCAAAGCCAAATTGTAATGGGGCTTGTAAGAAAGGCGCTAAGAGCCTTTCGCCAAAGCAAAAGAAAATTGCTAGCAAAGCTGGCGACCCAAAGAAAATTGATGCAGCAGACTTAGCTGCCCTACGAAAGAAAAAGAAGTAATGTGTGCTACATGTGGTTGCATGGGCAACATGAAGAAAAATAAAGCTAAAAAAACAAAACCTGCAAAGAGAGCGCAGCAAGCGGCAATTGCAATATCAAAAAAATCTTCAATGAATAGAAAAAAGGGTATGTAATGTGTAAATCATGTGGATGTGGCTGTTCAAAGCCCAACTGTAAAGGTGCCTGTAAGAAGGCTGACAAGAAGCAAGATGCCAAGGTTATGAAGGGCATGTCACCTGCTCAAAAGGGCAAGTTCAAAGCTGAAGATAAAAAAATGGACGCTAAGAAGCCATCTGCTAAGGCGGATATGAAGATGGACAAGGCGTTAGCCAAAAAGATTAAGAAGAAGTAAAACTACTTAGTAGTTAGGGCCTCCTAGAAATAGGGGGCCCTTTATACTTATATTGAATCCGTGCGGGTTCACAGCTTTACCCCTGCGAAGTATCCTTGGAGTTCTGCCATGGCTGAAATTGATAAGCCCTCTGAAAAAGAGTTTGTGCATGGAGCGTTTTCTGCCCCTGATGCGCCAAACAACCATCTCCTGGCTAAAGGAATACTTGCAGCAGCCCTGTGGCGATTGTGGCGTAAATGAACGCTGCATTAAAGAACGCGGCTATAGCCGTTACCAAAAACGTTGAGGGACCCCTCACAGCCTCTTTAAGAGATAAAGCATATAAAGCTGAGTGGCCCCCTGAAATTATTATTCAGCTTAGTGTCAAAGCAAAAGATGGCGCTTTATATATTGATTATCCAGAAGATTTAGATGAGCAAATAAATACTCTTGAATATGGTTCAGAGGGTATATCACCTCAAGCAGTTTTTCGCCCTTTTATGTCCAGATATGCCTCCACTATGGAAAACGATTTTTCAAATAGCGTAGTAGATGTGCTTGCAGAGATAGGAGCTCTTGGATGAGCTTTATCCTTGCTGAAGATGCGGCCCTTAAAAACTACCTACAAGGAATGGTTGTTGCTGACGAAAAAGCGCCCGTACGTCCCGTTAAAGTGTGGTTTGGATATCCTGACGTAGAAATACGTACACAGTCATATCCTTATGTGGTTGTAGAATTAATAGATATTAGAGCGGCAAATGAACGCCAGATTTCAGGTATGAACTATGATTCTGATAATCGTGGAACTGTAGCCGTCAACACAAACATAACCTATAGATATCAGATACCTCTTCCTTACGACCTTGTGTATCAAATTTCTGCTTACTCTCGTCACCCACGACATGACAGAGCTATTCTTTTTCAAATGCAAGAGAAGTTTCCAAGTCAATATGGAAGTCTTTTAATCCCCAATGCGCTTAATACAGAAAGCGCATATCGGCATATGTTTCTTGATGGGTTCCTTAAAAGAGAACAAATCGAGGACGGTAGACGCCTATTTAGAAGCGTTTACACCGTAAGAATTGTTAGCGAAATGACACCAATAGCCGCTAGCAACGCCCTATCCACCGTACAAACTGTTGAAATCAATCGGGTTACTACGAATATACCAACTGGCTTAAAACCTGTTAAACACCTAACTAAAGGACATTAATAATGACTGCATATCTACGCCCAGGAGTCTACGTTCAGGAAACCCTGAATCCAGTAGCGCCTGTTGTTGGAGCGAACTCAGACTCAATAGCGGCTTTTATTGGCGCTAATGCTCGTGGACCGCTTGCACCAACACTTGTTACATCATGGAGTGACTACCTTAATCAATACGGTAGCTGGGGTACAAATAATAACCTTGCTATCGCTGTATTTTTATACTTTTCTAACGGGGGAAGCGCTGCCTATGTACAGCGTGTAGTTAAAGGCACATACGCCGCAGCTAACCGTACGCTCAAAGACCGCCAAGGTTCACCAGCGGATACCCTCAAACTTACAGCCTCTAACCCAGGAACATGGGGAAATGGCGTAAACATTACAATTCAAGATTCTCCTGGAGCAACTGGTTACTTTGACCTTGTTGTCTACTCTGGCGGAACATCGCCGTCCAATAAGGTTGAATCTTTTCCTAACCTAAGCATGGCATCAACTGATGCTCGTTATGCGCTTAGTGTTATTAATTCACAATCAGCATACCTAGTAGCAGAGGACAAAGGCTCAGTTGCTACTGGTGTTACACGTAATCCATCTACTGTTACAAATCAAGCTCTAGCTTCTGGTGCGGACGGTACAACACCAGCTTCTACAGATATTGCATCGGGTGTTACAGGGTTTGATACCATTCTTCAATCTCTTATTTTAAACGCACCAGGAGTTACTGATGCAACATCAGTTAATACTCTTCTCTCATATGCATTAAATCGCAATGATATCTTTGTAGTAATTGACCCAACAAATGACACAGTAGCTAACCAACTTGCTTTGGCAGCTTCTTATACACAGACCTCTTTTGGCGCAGTTTATTACCCAGCAATTACAATCAATGACCCAACAAATACAACACCAGGAACGGTAATTACTGCTGCTAACCCAGGTGGAGCAATTGTTGGAAAATACGCTGCAACAGATAAATCCCGTGGAGTTTTTAAAGCGCCTGCTGGATTATCGGTGCGTCTTGCTGGAGCGGTATCAGTCCCCTCTCTTACAAACGCAAATCTTGACAGCATGAACTCTGCCTCAGCGCCAGTCAACGCAATTCGTTTTATCAGTGGTTCTGGAATTGTTGTTATGGGAGCTCGTACTCTTCAAACTGGATACGCGTCAATGTACGTACCAGTTCGTCGTTCACTCATTTACTTAGAAAAAGCTTTAGTAGACATTACTAATTTTGCTATTTTTGAGCCAAATGATACTGTTTTGTATCGTCGACTTACCGCTATTGTTGGAAGTTTTCTCAATAACTTCTGGCGTCAAGGCGGTCTTCGTGGCGCTACAGCAGACCAAGCATTTTTTGTTCTCTGCGATACCACTAACAACACCCTTCAAAGTGTTGAAGCGGGACAAGTTAATATTCAGGTAGGAATTGCATTGCAACGCCCAGCTGAGTTTGTAGTAATCAATATCGGTCAATTCGATGGCGGCGCAACCGTCACTGTGGCGTAAGGAGCCCAACTATGGCAGCAACAAATATCAGTCGGTTCTCGTCAATTGTGACAGACCCACTTCGCAATTTTAAATTTTTTGCGGAATTCACACCATCAAATACAGCTGTATTTGATAACGATATTGCCCCTACCGTGTCTGCGGGTTTTACCAGCATTACGGGTTTAGGCATTAACACTCAATCAATTCCATACCGTGAAGGTGGTTATAACACCACAATTCACCAAATTCCTGGAATGACAACTTTTACACCTATTACATTTCAGCATGGAACTTTAAATTCTAACTATCAGGGTATTAAATGGATGCGTGGTCTCTTTGCGGCAGCATCTGGAGAAGGACTTGCAATAACACCAGGGTCTAATGACTTTCGTTGCAATGTCAAGATTTTTATTCTTGACCATCCTTCAACGGTTGATGGAGATTTGCATCAAATTGCAAAAATGCGTTTTGATGTTCACAACGCATGGATTACAACGCTACAATACTCAGACCTCAACGCAGGCGACCAAAACATCTTATTTGAACAAATGACTCTTGTTCACGAAGGATTGTCTGTTGGTTACATGAAAAATGGAGCAGTAGATACAAATACAAAGTTAGGTCTTGCTTAATCAAATATAAGGAGCATTAATCGTGGAAACAACATCTAATCCAAGAGCAGTTAGCGCTGCTATTGAAGAGGCATTAAAAGAAACACCAATTGAAATAAAAACAATTGCGCCATCAAATAATGACGTGAACCTTCCTGGGGGATATATCTCCCAGGATGGTTCTCTCATTAAATATGCGGAGGTGCGTGAACTTAACGGCTCTGATGAAGAAGCTATCGCTAAAGCGGGTTCATTAGGAAAAGTACTCAATACAATTTTGCAAAGAGGGCTTGTAAGTTTAGGGCAAGAAAAAGTAACTAAAGATACTTTTGAAGACCTTTTAGCTGCTGATAGAGAAGCAATTCTCTTAGGTATTAGAAAGGTAACATTTGGAGAAAAAGCGGACTATAACCTTTTTTGCCCTAAATGCGGAGAAGAATCTGTAGTTACTATTGATTTAAATGAAGACATTCCAGTATCGGAGTTGGCAGACCCAATTATTGATAGAAAATGGGATGTAGAAATTAAAGCTGGAATAGCTAAGGTAACTCTTCCTAACGGTCGTACTCAACGACTACTTATGGAAAGCACTGAAAAAACTTCTGCGGAGCTTAATACAGTTCTTTTAGAAGGTTGTTTAATTGGAATTAATGGACAGGGTTCTCTTGGAACATCTACCGTGCTTAAGCTTGGTATGGGAGATAGAGAAAAGCTTGTTGAAGAAATTTTGACTAAAAATCCAGGACCACGCCTTGGGGATGTGATGAAGACATGTGAGGCATGCGGTACAGAGGTAAATACTCCGCTCAGTCTTATGTCTTTGTTTCGCCTATAGTGAGAAAGATTACGAAAGCTTACTAGACCAATACGAGGCTCTTACCCGAGCGTTTACTGGTTGGACATTAGAAGATATACGTTCCTTGTCTTTTAGGGAACGTGGAAACTGGCTTGCAAGAGCCTTAAAGAGAAGAGGATAACGTGGCTGGAGAGTTTAACTCCGATGCGGGCTCTAAGACTAAGATGCTCAATGACGTCTACTCTTTACTGCAAAAAATTTCACCTGAGTTTGACAAAATTGATAACCGTTCCAAAAGCATCGGTAGCAGCATTAAATCGTGGCTCAGCGGTCTTGGTGGGGTGGGCGGCGGAACTAGCCCTGGTATGGCTATTGCCAATTCTCAAGGCACATACAGCGCTGGTTTTGGTAGCGGCGGTGGAGCAGCAAACCTTGTAGGAAGTATTGCTAGTGCTGGAGTAACTGCCGCTGTCGGTGTTGCAAGCTCTGTAACGTCTGCAATGCCTACAGTGCAACAAGCAGTTTCTTCTCAACTTCTTACCTCTCAAGCCAAATTTTCTGGCATGCAGGGAAACGTTAATGCTAATGTAAGAAGTCTTATGGGCATGGGAACAACAGCCAGCTCAACTGATGTTCAACAAGCGATTGCCCAGGGAACAGCTAATGGTCTTCTTCCAGGGCTTCCTGGATATAACAATCAAATTATGCCTGGAGTCATGCAGCTTTCTAACCTTACTGGAAGTGCTACTAGCGCTATGCAAGCAGCTACCGCACTCAACTCAGGTAATTCTGTTAATACTCTTCGTATGATGGGTATTCAAGTTCGTGGCTCTAATGGCGCTGAAAGAAACCCAGCAGCAATTTTTAAAGATATTTATAATTTTGCCGTTTCGCAATCAGGGGGGCGCCTTAATGCTAGCAATATAGCGATTGCTCTCCAGCCAGGAAACGGTCTTGCTAATCTTCTTGATGCGGCTTCTGCTGGTGACCCAGTTCTTCGTAATGCTCTTCAAACAGCCGCCATTCAATTTTCTAAAGGTGGAGATTTAAGTAAATCAAGCCTTACTCAAACAGAACAATTAACTTCCGCTATTAATTCACAAAGCACTCTTAACCAAAAAGAATTTGGTTTATTAGCGGCATCTCAAAAACCAGAAGCAGCTGGATTTACAGAAGCTAATAGACTTTTAGGCAGAGCTACCGATGCCCTTACTAAGTTGGTGGGAAGTAATGCCGTAGCCGCTGCAGCCCTTAAACAACTTGCTAAGGGCGAGACTATTCTTAATAACCCTGTAGGTAAAGGTGCGGCAGGTGCGCTTTCTAACATTGCTGGTTTTGGTATTAAAGCTGCTGGGGCTATCCTTGGTTTTATTGCTGGTGAAGCGGTAGACCCGTTGGGTGGTGGAATTGTTGGTGCTGGTCTTGGTTTTACGGGAGCATCTGCTCTTGTTAATGGTTCTGGTCTTGGGCAAAAAAGTAGCTATGGGTTGGGACAAGGCGCTACGGTAAAACCGCAAGCAACAAGTATTCAAAGTTCTGGCGCTGCAAATCTTGTAATTTCTACGGGGCTTTCTCTTCAAGGCACTCCTTATTCATGGGGTGGCGGAAATATTGGCGGTCCAACAACGGGAACTAATCAAGGAAATGGCACTGTTGGTTTTGACTGTTCTTCATTTGTTCAGTATGCGTTTGCACGAGTTGGTGTTATGTTGCCTAGAACAACCAACGCACAAATAAATTGCGGAACACCTATTGTTCCCGTTACAGATGCTCAGCCTGGTGATTTGTTGTTTTTTGGTAACGCACAAGTTCCCGACCACGTAGGCATTTATATTGGAAATAATCGTATGGTTGAATCTCCCCATACTGGAGATGTTATTAAAACAACTAGCGTAAACCTTAATGGTGTTGCTGCGGTACGACGTGTCATTAACGGTGCTACTGGAACAGCTATTAATGGAAACCTCCTTAAAAGAGGAGGGCATAGAAGCGCTACGACTATGGCTGGAAACCTTAGCGGACTTCTTCAAGGAATGGTTGGAAACTCTTTTAGCGGCGGCTCACTTAGTAAAAATGACCTTTTAGGCTATGACGCAAACCAGGCAATGAGTGGTGGAGTGTCTGTTGGAGGCGGCGGCATTGGTCAAGGAGCATCTTTACCAAATTCTCATGCAGCGTCTATGGCTCAATCATACTTATCTTTTAATAGGAACACTGGTATGCTTGAGTCTGGAAATAACGCCTCTGGAAATGTATTTAATTACGGGGGAGTTTCAGTAGAAGTTAAGGTCCCCCACGGAGCACAAGTCACACCACAAGAACTTAGCAAGGCTATTAAAGCCGAACTTAAATCTCTTCCTATCTCCGTTAGGGTGGCATCAACATGAGCAATGTAACAAGCAGGGCTAGTAAAAGGACTTCCAACAGCTCAAGCAATGTTAAATATACACCTGTTCCTACAAGGGGCACTCACTTTCAAAATGCAATTGGACACATTGAAAATCTTTTAGGCGGAGTTTATAACGCAACTTTTGGAAACGATAAACTTAGCGACCAAGCAATCGGCACTGACATTAAAAATGCTTTTAAATCAGCTATTAAATATGCCAACACAAACCCAACATTAGGACAAGGTTACTCTGTAACCAATCAATCTCCAAATACAAAATTTAAAAATTTTGGAAAACAAACTGGTGGCGCTGGAGGAACAAAAACTTCAGCAAAACCTCCAGTATTAAGTGCCCCTCCTTTAAATCCATCAGGAGATTATAAATTTAATCTTCCTCCACATCAATGGAGCCTTCCTTTAGACCCAAATGCAGTTTCACCAAATACTGTTGCTTCGCGTTCTGATGATTATCACAGTACGCGTCGAGGAAAAATTTGGTATTACAACGGCTATGTAGGGCCATCAAGTGCGCCTGATTATCAAAGCACTGGTATTTATACTCCACCTGCTAATGCAAAAGGTACTGTTAATAAATACGGATTTCAATTTATTTGGAACCCAGAAACATTTAGTCAAAATACTGCGGTTAATATGAGTATTACACCTTCTGCTTCTGACCCAACTATTGCACTTACTGGTTTTGCTGCAGCTAATTCAACTATGTCTTTTACATTACGTCTTGATAGAACTAACGATTTTGCTTGCGCAAAAACTTTTGTATTTAAAGACGGTACTTTTACTGTTCCTGGTGGTGGACTTACTGTAAACAATGGTAATTTTCAAGAGGTAGGCAAATATTATAATTTTGGAAATAAATACGTAGATGGATTTACTGTAGAACAAAACATTAAAGACCTCTTAACTTACGGCACTGAAGCGGATTTAGAATTTCTTTACAGAACAATTAACGGAACTGGTTGGAAGGGAATTGGAGGAAGAGAAACTTCTAATATTGGTTACCTTATGCCATCCCTTATTCGTCTTGATTTAGGAAATCAAAAATTTGTAGGCGTAGTTTCTGATATACAAGTAAACCACCTTGCTTTTACACGTGATTTAGTACCCATTCGTACAGATGTTAATATAACAGTTGACCTTCGCGCAAACATTCAACCAACCACTAATAATGGGGTTGTAGGTAGATGATTTATCAAAACTCTCGTTATTACACACAATTAATTGATTATGTATCTTTTGTTCCAAATGGTAATTCTTTTCCTATTGTTTTTTATCAATTTGACGACCCTGGAACAATTAAATGGCAAGAACATATTTATTCACAGGGGGAACGTTTAGACCAAATTTCACAAATGTACTATGAACGTCCCGATTACTGGTGGTTAATACCTGAGTATAACCCTCAAATTTCTGATTTTGATAACATTTTTCCTGGAATTGTTTTAAGGATACCTAATGTTTAGTCATATGAATGTTTCATTTCCTACACTTAGTTTGCCTTTAACTAGGGCATATAGCCTTACATCTAGCCACGTTAAATATGAACATGAAATTCATATTATTAGATTTATTGATTGGAGCGTGTCTTACGATTCTATATCTGGTGGAACCCCTATAACTATAACTATTAACGGTATTGGAAGCACTAGAACTTTTAATGGCTATGTTCATCATATTGAACCTGACCTTTCGCCAGACAAACATTATGTAGATGTTCACGTAATTGGTGCTTCTTATGTTTTTAAACAACAATCACAAAAAGTATTTTTTGAAGCGACGGCTGACCAAATAGTTTCAGATATTGCAATTTCAAATGGATTTTCGTATATAGCAGTGCCTTCTCCACGTATATATGACCAGGTAGCTCAAGCTGGTATGACGGATTGGCAACTTATGGTAAAACTTGCAAAACAGAATGGATATTCTCTTAAAGCTAATAACACAAGCCTTATTTTTCAACCACTTACACAAGATTTTACAGACATTAGACAGGAAGCACCTTATTATGCAATGCGAGGTTTAGAAACAAGAACAACGGGAATTTACTCTTTTAATCCTCTTATTGGAGAATCAATTCCTTATGAAGATGCACAAAAAGCCACTGTAGCAATTAATGGAACTGATAGGGTAAATGCTGTCTCCCATTCTCAAGTAAACCAAACTCCTATTGTAAAAACAAGAAAAAAATCTGCTAATCCAATATTTGATACTTATCATACAAGAACTGTTGCGCCAACGTATGAAATTGCTCAGTATGAAGCTGCCGCAGCAGACGAAATAAATCGCTATGCTTACAGAGGTGAAGTTGTAATTCAAGGTAATCCAACAATTCTTCCAGATTCGCCAATTTATTTAGACGGTATTGGAAAAGATTACTCGGGCTATTGGATTGTTTTGGCTGTTTCTCACGACATTACGGGAAATGAAAAATACTCAACAACTTTATTGGTAGGTTCAGACTCTCTTGGATTATCTTCGCAATGGACCGATAACAAAAATGTCACGTCTCCAAGCCAAATTATTAAAAGAGTTATTACTCCTGGAATTAGACAAAAAATAGTGGTGCCAAAAACAACTTTAAAAACTACGGGCAGAAGTCCCAAAGAGTCTGTTAAAACTTCTGTTTCAAAAACAGTTAACGTGCCAAAAATTGCCGCGAAAGCATCTCCATCTCACAAATGGGTAGGGTCTGGTGGTAATTTAAAGGCCCCCCTAATTGTTGAAAAGAAGATGCCCCCAGTCGTATTAGATAAGTTGAGTAAATCACGTGTTAGATAATATGTACTACGGAATATATCGTGGGGTTTGTCAAGATAACCAAGACCCAGAAAACACTAATAAAATTAAATTTACTTGTCCTCAAATTTTGCATACAAATTGGTCTAACTGGGCTTATCCAGTAAATCCAATAACTGGAAATGCTAATCATTTAGACCACATCCCTCATTTAGCTTCAGAAGTTGCCAACTTATTAAATACGCACGCAACTCATACAATTAGTGGAACTACTGCAAGCGCTCTTTCTGGACCGCAAGCGCATACGCATACTTTTAGTACAACTGCTGCGCACGCCGCCCACACTGGAAATAGCGGAAATCTTACACATGCGCATGTAGAATCAACAGATTCTTTAGATAAAGATGGTTCTGAAAATGGTCAATTGGCAGCAGAACACACGTATCATAGAAAAGTTCCTAATATAGGTCAAGGAGTATGGGTTATGTTTGAAGGCGGAGACGTTAATTTTCCTCTATGGGTAGGAGTATTTTAAATGGAGAGAGCAATAATTCTTCCTTTTTCTGTAAACGCATCTGGGTCAATTTTGTCGTCTAGTGACCAAAAACAAATTTTTCAAAGTCGAGTTGTTTCCGCTGTTATGACGGAGATTGGTGAACGAATTTTTAGGCCCACATACGGGGGCACTGTAAAAACCGCGTTATTTGAAAGTGAAGCTGATGCCTCTAGCATTGTCTCCAACAGCATAAAAGATGTTTTTAATAAATACCTTGGCAACCTGTCTTTACTTAATGTTTTGACCTCTATTGACCAACAACAAGGCATTTTAAGCGTTACAATTGACTACGCCTTGCCTAATAAAGATAAAGCTCAAGTATCTTTTAAGACAGGCACCCTTGACCGTACTGGCAAAGTTATTCAGGAGTATTAATGGCGTCTAATTATATTCCGTCCGTAGACTATACCTCACGTGACTACGCGGCAATTCGTGATGACATGATTGCCCTTATTCCCTACCTTTTGCCAGAATGGACAACTACAGACGCTTCAGATTTTGGCATCACGCTTATTGAACTTTTTGCTTATGAGGGCGATAAACAAAATTATTACATTGATAGAGCCGCAAATGAAGGTTTTATTGCCACGGCAACTCAAAGAAGTTCAGTGTTGTCTATTGCAAATATGTTGGGGTATACACCAAGCACTGGTAACCCAGCAAAAGTAACGCTTACATTTTCTAATTCAACGGTTTCTTCTATAACAGTGCCTGCTCTTACTCAAGTATCAACTACTACAACTGTAAATGGAATAAATACGCAAATTATTTTTGAAACAGACTCCTCGGTTATTGTCTCTGCAAATAGCTCAAATACAATATCGGCAACTCAAGGAAAAACAATTTTTTACGAACATGTGGGCGATTCAGACGGAACAGCTAATCAAAGTTTTGTTTTAGCTAACCATCCACTTATTTCAAAAACAAGTAGCGTTATTGTAGGAACAATTGTTGGAGGAATTCCAACGGGAACGGCGTATACAGAAGTCCCTTATCTTATTGACGCTGGATATAACGACCCTTCGTACATTATATCTACAGATGCTGACGGTATTTCTTATATTAATTTTGGTGATGGTATTAGCGGAAGAATTCCTCCTACCAACGGTATTTACGTAACATACCGTGTTGGTGGCGGGGCTTCAGGAAATGTTGGGCCAGGAACATTGACCTATCAACTTAACAATGTGGTTGCTGGTCTTAGAGCTAATAACTTAGCTGGTGCTACAGGCGGTGCTGACCCAGAAACTACTGACAGTATTAGGTTTAATACTCCGCATTCTTTAACAGCTTTAAACCGAGCTGTTTCCCTTGCAGATTATGCAGCGCTTTCTGTTCAAGTGCCGTCTATTGCTAAAGCAATTGCTGATTCTGGTTCCTCTTATAACAGTATTATTTTATACATAGCTCCCTTTGGAGATAGCAGTTTAGGTACTCCTGGAATTGATGCTCTTGGAGCTCCCACAGACACTTTTACAAATGCTTCTAATGATTTAATTACATATTTAACGGATAAAGCACCCGCAACTACCACTGTAACAATAAATCCTCCAGTATATGTTCCTATTAATATTACTTTAACAGTTTATTTACTTCCTCAATATAAACAAAAAGACGTTACATCTGCAATTAATCAAGTTCTTAACAATTTATTTGATTATACAAACGTTATTTTTGCGGAACAAGTAGTCCTTCAATACGTACATACAGCAATAAGTTCAGTCTCTGGCATTGATTATGTAGATATTACCCTTCTTACTCGTGCAGACACAACTTTTACGGGTAATATAGCCGCTAGTAGCCCGACTATTAGCAATGTATCTTCTTTTAACAATGTAGCAGTGGGTCAACAAGTAGCGCTTACGGCAGGGTCATCTGGAACAGTGACTATTGCCTCTGGGACAACAATTCAATCTTTTAATGTTGGCGCAAAAACCATCACTCTCTCCGCTAATGCTGGTGGGAGTAGTTCTACAACAGGCGCCAATATTTGGACATCTTCTATAGCAACAACTGGAATTAATAAAATTCCTTGTGCTACATATGAGATTCCTAAAGCTGGAGTCTTTACCATTGTCCCTTCAGGCGGAATAGTAGGCTAAACATGACACTAACAGCATCTTACCCAAACAACGTTGTTAACTTTGGTCCCGATAAAGTTAATACAACAGACCTTGTTGTTGCCAATGACCCTAACACACTTCGCGCTGAAGTTGTTGCAATTGAAACAACTTTAGGTACTACCCCGTCTCTTTCAACCGCCCCGTTATCATCTGCTGCTTGGTATAACGATGGCAGGGATTACAACACAATAACCGTTCGCCTTGCAAACATTGAAGCTGGGATTGTTGCAGATACACATACTCAATACGTAAAAATTGCTGGTGGCAGCATAATTACTGCAGCCTCTTCCTCTACAAAAGGTCTTGTGGTTAAAGGTGCTGCAAGTCAAAGTTCAAATTTGCAAGAATGGCAAAATTCAACGGGTACTGTAGTTGCATACGTTGATGCAGCTGGTAATTTTAACGCTACTAATATTACTGGTGGAAATACTGACAATGCTGCAGGAGGCGTAGTTACTAACTTTTTATTGGGTGGTATGTAGTTGGCAACATACGGCATTGATTACTACGGCGCAGCGTATTATGGTTCTACTAACGCCGTACAATTTACTGCTGTCAATTTTATAGCAAAGCCTCATGATTACTCAACTATTTGGCTTACTTGGGGCAGCCCATCAGGTGATTGGAGTTATATTCGCCTTGTAAGAAATTCTTATGGTTTTGCGGTAACTGCCGATGATGGTGACGTTCTTTTTGAAAAAACTAATGCTCAAGACCCTGGATTTTATCCAGATACTGGTGAAACACCTAATTACATTGGGCTTAAAGCAGGACATGCGTATTACTACACTATTTTTGTAAAAGAAAATACTTACAATACTTGGCAAATAGCTGGAAATACTATTGGTATTTCTGTTAAAAATTATGGTTCAGCTAAAAGAATGTATGAGAGTATTCCAGAAATTACAAGAAGTAATATTCCATATGATACTTCTTTAGAATCTACAAATGATTTTCTTTATAGATTTATTAAACTTTTTGCTTTTCAATTAGATTTGTACAAAACACAAGCAGAGAACGTATTAAATCGTTTTGATATTACAAATTTAGATGGTCGTCTTATACCTGTTTTTATGCAAGAGTTTGGGCTTCAATATGAACCAAGTCTTGGACTTAAACAATCGCGCATATTTTTAAGAAATGCGGTGCGTTTGTATAAAAATAAAGGAACTAAAGCTGGACTTAATGAATTTTTAAAAGCATACGCTGGGTACGACAATGTAATTTCTATGGGTAAAAACCTTATGCTTGATTTTAACGACTCTTCTTTTGAACAGTCTATTGGTTCTTGGTCATCTGTATCTAACGCTATATTGGCAAGGCATCTAGCAACTGATAGTCCTACTATTGCTCCATATCATGAATTATCTTCTCAGCCAGATTTTCCTAATAGCCAAAAAGCTACATTACAAATAACTTCTGTAAGTAGTGGAAATATAATTATTGGATTATCTGGGGATAGCCCACTTCATTATGGAATTCCTGTAAAACCATCTACCTCATATACTTTTACTGGCTATGCGCAAGCGGGAACAACTGGACGCTCAGTTAGCGCACAAATTTATTGGTATGACCGCTATGGAAAAGCCTTGACTCCATCAACTGCTGGCTCAACATCATCTAATTCAACATCTAATTGGACCAGGTTTACATCTTCAGTTACTTCACCAAGCGGTGCTTTTTTTGCTGTTCCTAATATAAAAATTGCTAGCGCATCTTCTGGTGAAGTTCACTATATTGATGCTCTTCAATTTGAAAAAAGTTCTTCTGCAACATATTTTCAAGATGCTCGTCAACTTGAAATTAATTTAATTGCTACCCGTATTAATGAAGTTATTAACCCTAATTTTGAAACAAATACAAATAACTGGACTGCAAGCAATGCAACATTGGTTCTTTCTTCAACCGAAGTTGAATCAGATTATGACGCACCATCTGTATCTATAAGCGGTGGTTCTGTAGAAATGTATCCTGTTGCTTCTGGTCTTGTATCTTTGACTTCAAGTGCTATGTCAATATTTGCTGGTAATGATTACGCATTTAGTATGTACTTTAATGAATCTGCTATGTCACATGCGGTAACGCCATTTATCTCTTGGTACAACAGTTCAAATACTATAATTTCAACAGTAAACGGAACAGCGTTAATATCTTCTGGCGGGTGGACACGGGTATCTGTAGTAGGAATTGCGCCAATTACCGCTTCAACCGCAAAAGTTGGAATTAAATGGACGGCAACCAGCACATCAAACGAAATGTATGCTGACGCCGCTTTGTTTGAAAAATCTTCTTTTGTTAACTCCTTTTTTGATGGAAGCAACGGCGTTGCTCAACTTAGCGACCTTTTTTGGGAAGGAACGCCAAATGCTTCTCGAAGCCATTATTACAAAAACCGTTTTGCAGTACAAAGCCGACTTATCTCTAAAATCTTTGATTGGATTAATTACGGAAGCACTTTTGAGCTTTTGTTTGCTCAACCTTTTTAGTAGTAGGATAGGGGAATGTTAACTCTTCTCCTTATCTCAGGTTTTACCGCGTTTATTTTTGCGGTAGTAAACCAACTTATATCTATATTAGATTCATTTATAGATATGCGTTTAATTCGCGCTTTTGCAACCCTTCTTGTCTCAGCAGGTGGAACAGGGCTTATGGGAATACCTTCAATTAAACTATTTATCGTCTATACCGTAGCAAGTGCTTTCTTTGGCTCTGCTTTAGTAATAGTTGTAGAGCGCTTTAATTCCTATCAACCCGCCGTAGTTCACGCAGTTAGCAGGGAACGCTAGCCCTGTGTATGCTAGCCCTCCGTCTACAAAGGAGGTCCTATGGCTAACGAGTATTTTGTTTTAGTTACAGGTAATGGCGAGAGTAGTAGGGCAAATATTGAAGCTCTTATGGAAGACCATTACTACGCAAAAGGTGCTGGTGGCACTTTAGTTTTGGCGTATGAAACATCTCCTACTAAAAGCCAGACGCTTGCTGCACAATACGCAAAGGTATGCGATAAAGATATTATGGTTTTTTGTTGTGAAGATGCTCAAACCGCAGGAATTCCTGGAGCCTCACAGTACACAAGCGCAGAGCCCATAAAAGATTCAGTTTCTTTCATTGAAGGTAAAGACTCCACTGCATTTTTTCTGTGGGATGAACAAGATGACCAATGTTTTTCGGCGCTTAAATATTGCTTAGACCAAAAAATTCAAGCTTTTAACCTATGCGATGGTTTAGTGCCCTTAAACAGCGTTATAAGAGCCCCCATACAAGAACCCAAAGTATATGAACCTGTAGTGGTAATTAAAGCCGCTATAGACCCTGTAGAGGCGCTGACAGAGGAATTAGCAACAGTCCTTACAAGAGCGCAACACCTTGTTAAAGAAATTGCATTGTGTCAAAGCCCCTCTCATTAAGAGCAAGAGCTGCTCTTCATTACTTTGTTAATAGCCCTATGTCCATCAGTGCTGACCGTTTGGCTGAGGTGGTAGCAGAAAATAGAAAAGCAATACAAGCCGCACTTCGAGAGTTGCGAGACGCTGAACTGATAATCACTCGTAAAGAGAGAACACCCAGAGGCGTGGCTACAGTCAGTTATGTAACAGAAAAAGGATTCCTGGAGGCTAATTCGTGGGGGTCACAAAACGTCCTTCAGATACAACACACTGTGCAGAATAGCACAATACAAGTATTAGCTTATTCAGCTAGTAATATAAATAAAGTAACAATCGACGAGCGATTGGAGGAAAAAGTGGGTTATGAATTTTTTGAGGGCGCCTCTACCAGTGATGTTGATGAGCAAGAGTCCGAGCGCTTAAAGGCTGAAGCCCGTCGCAAGCAGGAGTATCAAGAAGCTAAAGCTGCTGAGCACGCCAAGAAACAAGCCGTCATTGAAGGGCGCACACCAGAAGCTTTTACCGTTAAGCAGTCGCTTTTTGAGTTTGCTGACCGTATGAGTTCTACATGGAATATTGCGCCTTGGAGCATGTCAGGTTCTAGATTCTTTGAAGCGTATGGTTTTAATCGCAAAAAATATGAAACCAATGGTCGCATTGAGCAGGTCATGATGGATATATTTTTTGGAAGCCTGACCGATAAGGAAATTGATGGCAACAAAGTATGGAAACTTTTTATAGCTCGTTACTCAGAACTTTCTGCACAAGCCAAGATTCGGCTTAATTCGCCAACTGACATGGCTAACGCTATTGTTCAAGCAAAAGAGCAGTGGAAGAAAGAATTTGGGGAGGATTTCAGTGTTTGATGTATCAGCCCTTAAAGTCAGGCGCCGTACATGGGTGCAGACCGCCTCCATTCCTAAAGCTCGTCTTGGCTGGGTCTTAGATGACTGCTCAGATGCCCCTGATTCGGCTTTAGCGCCGATTAGAGGCTGGTTGAGGCTTGCACTTAAGGGTGAATACATTTTAAAGGTTGGAGGGCCTAAATGCGGTCGTGGAGTCCTTTTATACGGGGAGCCAGGTAGAGGAAAAACCACCCTTGCCCTAGCAATTATTCAAGAGATGATGACCACCTTCCCAATTGAGGCATTTGTCCCATCAGAGAATAAAGTTCTTGTTCGCCCTTGTTATTTTACGACTTTTAACGGCGTTCTTGATTTAAAAGGAAAATTGATGGAAGAGCCAACAGAGTCAGAGGAAACTCTCTACGCAGGAATGTTGGGAGAGTGTAGCGATGACGCGTACAACATTAGAGTGCTTGTTATTGATGATGTAGGTAAAGAGCACGCCAGCCTTTCAGGTTGGCAAAAAAATATGCTTCACCACGTTTTAAGAACACGATTTAATAACGGATTGCCTACGATTGTCACAAGTAATATTCAGCGCGGTAATTGGGCTGACGTTTATGGGGATGCAACAGGCAGTTTTATCAAAGAAGCTTTTGTTTATATTCCCGTTGACGGGGAAAAGGACCTACGATAATGGAGGCTTTTGTGGATGATGAGGTAAGGTTGGTTCAACTTTTCCTTACCGACAATCAAATTCCTGGACCAAGTGTTTATGAAGTTGGGGTTAATTATTCAGGAAAAGCAATTTGTAATTGTTCAAGTTTTAAAGGCAGAAACTCCTGCAAACATTCTAAATTTGTACAAGGTCGTTTAGATACCAATAGCGGTTTGTACACAATGGAACTTACAGAAAAACCTACAGCAGAAGATGCTGAGAGGGCGCGTCGTTCTGAAAGAGATAACAGAGATTTTATTATAAGGTTTGGAAAAGTTGAGGTAGTTTAAAAATGCGCAAAGGGGACATCAGCAATGAGTTGCCAAAGCGCGTAATTGTTACCGCAGATACTTTTCTTGACGTTGAAGTGACCGTAAAAAAAATCTTAAAATTTTTCCCAATTGCAACAAAAGACATGAAAATTAATCGGTCTTTACTTAGCCGACTTTACATGTTTTCTCAAAATATTGGATACACTTTAGAATTAGCTTCGTTTACATTGGATTATGAAGCATTAGAGAAATTAACCGACCATCTTGACCATATGGGAACTAACCCATTTAGGTACTTTACTCATTACGAATCTATTGAGCATTTAGTCCAAGAACTCCCCTACAGACCAGAAGTTGTTGGTGTCTTAGATTTACCAATTCGCCTGCTACGGTACGGTCACTGGGGATTGGACTTCACTCAAATATGAATAAAGAAACGCTATTACTTAGCAAGGTTATTCAAGACCGCGATTTAACAAGATTGTTTGAACGCGGTGTTAATGACTCTTGGTTTGTTGATAATGAAGACCGTAAAGTTTGGTCGCTTCTTAAATCACACTTTACCAAATACGGTGAGTGCCCCAGCATTGACGTTATTAACGAGAACTTCCCCTCCTATCGAGTAGTAGATGTAAACGATTCTGTTGATTATTTACTTGATGGGTTAGTTTCTACACGTCGTAAATCTGCAACCGTTGCCATGATTGGCGACGCTATTGAACAGATTGAAAAACATCAAAGCCATGAAGCTGCTTTGGTTACCCTTCAAAGAGGAATCATTCAGTTAGAAGAAGATGGTTTAAGTAAGTCTACAGATGTTGATATTACAGAAGACCCATTAAAGTTATGGGATGAATATTTATTTCGCAAGAACAATCCAGGACTTTTAGGAGTTACTACTGGTTTTCCAACCATTGATGCTGCAACCAACGGTTTGCAAAATGGTCAGCTGGTAATCATTGTTGCGCCACCAAAGACTGGTAAGTCAACATTAGCTTTACAGATTGCTCAGAACGTTCATCTAAAAGGAAACACTCCAATGTTTCAATCTTTTGAAATGACAAACCAAGAACAACTTTCTCGTTACGTTGCTATGAAGGCGCGTGTATCCCACACTCGTTATCAAAAGGGTGCTTTAACTGATGAAGAGGAATCTCGCGTTAAAGCAAAGCTTCAAGGGATTAGTCAGATGAGGGAAAAGTTTTGGCTTATTGGCGCATCAGAAGGGGCAACCGTATCTGCCGTTGCTAGCAAGATTCAGATTCATCAACCCGATATTGTTTTTATTGATGGTATGTATTTGATGATTGATGAAAATGGTGAAAAACCAGGAAGCCCACAAGCGTTGACTAACATTACTCGCTCACTTAAACGATTAGCACAACGAGTTAACAAGCCAATTGTTATATCAACACAGGTGTTAGAAAACAAGATGCGTAACGGTCAAGTCACCACCGATGCAATTGGTTATTCATCTTCTTTTCATCAAGATGCGGATGTTATTTTTGGTCTTCAACGTGAGGATGCGAATGTAGATGACACTCGTATCCTTAAAGTTATTGCCTCTCGTAATTCAGGACCAGCAGAGGTGTCAATGCTTTGGGATTGGAACACAGGTGATTTTAGAGAGATGGACGCAAACGACCTATGACAGTAGAGGATATGGAAGACCTGCTAGATAGGCTTGGTATAGAAGTTATCTCAGTACATGGTGATGAAATAAAAGCTAGATGTCCAGCTCACTTAGAACGCAAAGGTAGAGAAGATGCCAATCCATCTTGGTACATTAATGCAGATACTGGCGTTCACAATTGTTTTTCATGTCATTTTAAAGGCAGCGTTAATTCTCTTGTTGAATATGTGCAAGGAGTTGATTCAAAGTTAGCTAAACAATGGGTTAATAGCGGAGAACGCAATCTCACCAAAGCTTTTGAAAGGTTAACCACGCCCGTTCCTATTCAAGAACAAACACAACCAATGACTGAATCTATGCTTAGCGCTTTTGTTGCGCCCCCAGCAGAAGCTTTAAAGAGCAGAGGTCTTACACCTATTGCTGCTGATTATTACGAAATTTTATGGAACGTTTCTAATTCAAGTTGGATTCTTCCAATGCGAGACCCATACACCAATAAGCTTATTGGTTGGCAGGAGAAGTGGTTTAAAGAACGGCGTTTTAATAATTTTCCACCAAAGATTAGCAAGTCATCTACGCTCTTTGGTTATCAACGATATGAAGGACCAAATATGGTTGTGGTTGAGTCGCCGTTAGATGTGGCTCGCCTTGCTTCCGTAGGCGTACTTGGTGGAGTTGCCGTATGTGGTTCTGCCGTATCTAAAGACCAGATTAACCTTATTAGAGGCGCAAGCCATATTACATTTGCTATGGATAATGACCAAGCTGGACTTAGCTCATCAATGGCTTTATTTGAATATTCAAAAGCAATGGGGTTTGATTGCTGGTTTTTCAACTACGACAATACAGATATGAAAGATGTTGGCGGTATGAGCAAAGCTGAGATAATGTTTGGCCTTGAAAACGCACGCCATTCAATACACGGGAAAAGAGCATTTTTATGATTATTGGTCTATCAGGATATGGTCGCAGCGGAAAAGACACTGTTGCAGGAATGCTTATTGGTTTGCACGGGTATGAACGTGTAGCTTTTGCCAGTAACATCCGTAAACTTTTATATGACATGGACCCATTCATTAATGATGGACAACCAGTGTTTAGACTTCAAGATTTAGTTGACTCCCAAGGGTGGGAAGGGGCAAAAACAACCGCTCCAGAAGTAAGACGACTATTACAGGATTTGGGCGTTGGGGCAAGAAATATATTTGGAGAAGATTTTTGGATTAAACAAACGTTAGGTAAGTACAAACCAACGGATAAAATTGTGGTTACTGACGTTCGGTTTGAAAATGAAGCCGAGTTTATTAAAGGGTTTCCTGGTGCTAAAATTTGGCGCGTTAATCGACCAGGAGTAGGACCAGTTAATGACCACATATCAGAGACAGGTTTAGATTTATGGGATTGGGATGCCATTATCACTAATAATAACGATAACGATATGCAATCCCTCATTAACCAGATTAAGAGCCTGCTAGGGTAACTTCATGACTTTCACGGGAACATTGCTTCCTTACCAACCAGAGGCTGTCGACCGTATGTGCGAACGACAGAAAATGTTGGTTGCTTACGATTTGGGTCTAGGAAAAACTGTTTTGACAATTGCAGCGGTTGAACGTCTCATGGATTCACGTCAAATTGCAGAGCCAGGTTTGATAGTCTGTTTATCCTCACTTAAATATCAGTGGGCAAACCAAATTAGAAAGTTTACAGATGATACTTCAAACGCTTTGGTTATTGATGGAACGCCAGCAAAACGAGCAAAACAATACGAAAAAGCATACGACTGGCGCGCTTCAAAGGTTGATTACATCATCCTTAACTACGAGCAAGTTGTTAACGACTGGGATAAAGTCAAAAAACTTCCACGAGGATTTGTAGTACTAGACGAAGCGACTGCTATTAAATCGTTTAGGTCTAAACGTTCTAAACAAGTAAAAAAACTTAGTAACGCTCCGTTTAAGTTTGCCCTTACGGGAACACCCATTGAAAACGGTAAGCCAGAAGAGCTGTACAGCATTATGCAGTTTGTTGACAATGACGTTCTTGGTTCTTTTGAAAATTTTGACCGCACTTTTATTGTGCGTAATAACTGGGGTGGCGTAGAGCGCTACATTAATTTACCCACACTTCATCAAGTTATGAAAGAGGCTTCAGTTCGTAAAGCACAAAAAGACCCAGACGTTGCCCCTTTTCTTCCCGAATCAATTCACAAAGACCCAATAAAAGTTATTTTTGATAGAAAATCTGCAAAACTTTATAACCGTATACAAAAAGATTTAATGCAAGATTTAAATGACGCACAAGCAATGTTTGGTAATTCTTTTAATATTTTGGCGCATTATGGGGTCGAGAATCGTCGTAGCGGACCAGAGGATGAGATGCGTGGAAAAATTATGTCTAAAATTGGGTGCCTTAAAATGCTTTGTTCTCACCCAGACTTACTCCGTACTAGCGCCAAAAAATATTTAAACATAAATGGAGAAGGTTCTGCTTACGCTAATGAGCTTGTTATTGATGGCGCTTTAGACGGCGTTGAGAATTCAATAAAACTTAATACCCTTATTGAATACGTAACTAACTTTTTAGACCAAAATGAAGAAAATAAAGTAGTAATTTTTGCCACTTATGTAGACATGCTCGACAAAATAGCCGATGCTTTAGGTAACGAACGGTGCCGCCTATATTCAGGTAAGTTAGACGCTAAGGCTAAAGAGGAGAACAAAATTGCCTTTAACAATTTACCTGAAATTCGCGTCCTTATATCTTCTGACGCTGGTGGTTACGGCGTGGATTTGCCCGCCGCAAATCTCCTTATTAATTACGACTTACCTTGGAGTTCAGGCTCTGCAACTCAACGAAACGGACGTATTGTAAGAGCGTCTTCTACATGGAAGACAATTGTTATTCAAGATTTAATTGTTGATGGTTCCGTAGAAGAGCGCCAATATGACGCCCTACAGCAGAAAACATCTGTTGCTAATGCAATTATTGATGGTGAAGGTATAGATGACAAGGGCGGAGTACCACTTACAGTAGGAAGCCTCAAGCAGTTCTTAACCTTTGCCTCTGTCTAGACTGGTAGAATTATTCAATGCCTAACGCACCTAAGACCCCCACACGTACCATACGAGTTCCTGATGACTTATGGAAAGCTGTGCAAAGGAAGGCGCTCTCAGAAGGCGTAACCGTAACAAGCGTGATTATTAATGCGCTTGAAACATACCTAGTTGACAAGAAGTAGCTAAGTCAATAATGTAGCCCTATAACAAAGGGGATACATGGACAACAACGAACTTAGTTCTACAGTCAAACAATACCTTGCTCTTAAGCAAGAGATGAAGCTCATGTCAGAGCGAGAAACAGAGTTAAAAAAACGCCTTCTTGAAACAGTTGATGCTGTTGGAGAAGTAAACGGTAGCGGACATTTTATTTTAGAAGTTGATGGCGTAACACTTACCAAGCAACGCAAAGCATCCAACCCACTTGACCCAGAAGTTGCAGAACGCATTATTACGGAAAAAGGGTTGAAAAAAACTTGCATGCCAGATAAGCCCACATTAGATTCACAAGCAATTATGGCTGCCCTATACAAAAAGGAGTTAACAGAAGAGGACATTGAATTAATGTTTCCGCTTAAAGTTTCGTATGCATTCTTGGTTAAAGAATGACAGACGATTATATTGATAATGCTTTTGCAGATTTGGACGTTTTTTATCCAGGAAGCAAAAGAAAGCGACGCGATAGTGCTGCTCCAAAAACTGTTGACCACGTGCCGATACAGCAATGGGATGCAAAACCTCAGGTAAAGACACTTCCTAACGGAAAGGATGTTGAACTTTTCACTGTAGGTGCGCTAGCTCAAGCTCTAGGAAGACCTTTTGTTTCAATAAGGGTTTGGAACGAAAAAGGATATTTACCTAAAGCCCCTTACCGACTACCCACTAAAAAGAACGTTCATGGAGAAGACCATAAAGGAAGACGACTTTATAGCCGAGCCATGATTGAAGCGGCGGTACAGCTCTTTGATAAAGCTGGACTTTTACAAGTCAAGCGTATAGACTGGGCAGTACACCGTAATCTCAGTATTGAGATAGCCGAGGCTTGGAGTAATATCCTGGCTACAGAAACACAAAATGCAGGTCAAAACTAGCAGTTCAAACAAATTAAAAGGAGTAGTACAAATGTCAGTTCAAACAACAGAAGAGTTCGTACCAGCAGTTGATGAGTTTTCAATGGAAAACGCAGACGTTGATGGTCGCCCAGATAACGCAGCAGATGCAATCAAATCTGGTTGGGATGCAGCAGAAGAAGCTGTAAGACCAAAAGAATATGTAAAAGACTTTAAAATTTCTGAAGTCCTTCAAGTTATTAAGTTTTTGGACCCAGACGGTCCATACGCTATTTATAGCCAACACTTCCTTACACAAAAAACAGAAGGTCAGCGTTCATACGTTTGTTTAGGAAACGGTTGCCCTTTGTGCGTAAAGCTTTCTCATAAACCAGAGAAAAAATACGCATTTTCTGTTGCTGTTTTAACGCCCACAGAAACAACAATGACAAAGCTTATTGTTTCTCCATTATTCTTTAGGTCACTTCATGCAGCACATCACTCACCTGCAGGTCCGCTTTCAAAAAATTACTGGGCTGTAGCGCGTCGTGGTCAAATGATGAATACCGTCTATACGCTTAATCCAGTCAAAGGACGCGATTTAAGTGACGACTATGGTATTGAAGAGGATAAGGTTGAAGCTGTTATTGCAGAGATGGTTCCATTTGAAGCATCGTCACTTCGACGACTTTCACTTGATGAGCTTACTGAAGTTGCAAACGCTTTAATCTAACATCGGTTGTAGAAGGGTTAGGCTGTCACCCCTTGGCCTAGCCCTTCTGCTTTTAAGGGGATACATGAATATTATTACCACTAAAGAACAGCTTAATGAGATGGTTGCGCATTATTTACAACAAGATTCGTTTGCTTATGATTTAGAAACTGTTGGCCCACAACGTGGAGTTACAGTTGTTAACGAAGTTTTATGGATTTCATTAGCCACACACGGACGCGGTGATGTCATTGCTTTGGGGCACCCTAACGGTGATTTTCTTACAGAAGAATTTCCTTTGACAGGTCAAGGTCAAAAACGTGTAGATGCTGGTCTTAACGCACGAGAGTCTGATTATTCTAGAGACAAGAAAAAAGCCACAGTTACATTTGGTCCACCACCAGTACAGCTTTTACCAGCCGAAGTATTTATTGCACTAAAACCACTTATGTTTGGTGAAAACCGCACGCTTGTGGGTCACAATTTAGTTTTTGATTTAACTTCTATTGCTAAATATTACGACGGAGATATTCCTAAAGGCCCATACTTTGACACCATGATTGCTTCGTTTTTATATGATAATCGTAATAAGAACAAATGCGGTCTTGATGATTGTTTAGCCCGAGAATTTGGCTATCACATGGTTAAGGACATCGGTAAAGAGGTTGAGAAGTATTCGTTCCAAGATGTAGCCAAGTATGCTTATTTAGATGCTAAATACACATTTTTGCTTTATAAAAACGTTTTACAAAAAAAGTTAGAAGAAGGACAGCTTATTAACGTAATGAATTTAGAGATGGGCGTTCTTAAAGTGTTATGCCATATGAAATTAACAGGTGCTCCCATTGACACCAGTCAATTAGAAGTGCTACACGCACAGTTAGAGATTAATATTGAAAAAGCGCGTTCTGATATTTACCGTATTGCTGGCAAGGTGTTTAACATTAATTCCAACCCAGAAAAACAAGAGCTTTTATACGGTAAGAAAGAAAACGGCGGTCAAGGTCTTAAACCTAAAATTCTTACTCCCAAAGGCAAATCAAAAGATATGGATGGGCAACTTTTAGAGTTATCTGATTATTCCGTTGCTGCCGATGCATTAGAGCCTTACCGTAATACAAACCCACTTGTAAAAGCAATGCTTGAATACGCTGATTTAAATAAGATGTTGACTACTTATGTTATTCCTTATTTAGGTGGAGATGTAACTCGTACAACCGCAGGAAAAATAAAGGTTGAGCACAAAGAAAGCCTTTTGATAAACGGAAGGGTTCACGGAGATTTTGTTCAGCACGGAGCTGAAACAGGAAGGTTTTCAAGTAGAAATCCAAATTTGCAAAACATTCCAGCACCAGAAGACCCTGAAAAAGTTCCTGAAGATAAGCAGTACGGGCGCATGTTGCGTAACCTTTTTTACGCCCCCGAAGGATACAAACTTATAGTGGCTGATTATTCACAAATTGAGCCACGAGTTATTGCTTCCATGGCTAAAGACCCAATTATGATGAATAATTATTTAAATAACGATGATATTTATACAACCATAGGAAATACCATGGGAGTAAACCGTAAAGCGGGTAAGGTTCTTGTACTTGCTATGGCATATGGCGTAGGTCCTGACAAAATTGCGGCTTCTATTGGATGTACGGTTACAGAGGCAAAAACGCTTCTTAATGATTTTTCTAAAAAATTTAACGCGGTTAACAAGTATCGAATTATGGTTGTTAATAGCACACGCAAAAGAGGTTACGTATCTACCTTGTTAGGGCGCCGTAGATATTTGCCTGATATCAACTCTTCTAATTTTGGTATTAAATCAGGTGCAGAACGCCAAGCCTTCAACACTCGTATACAAGGTTCAGCAGCAGACATTATTAAACTTGCCATGATTCGCGCCCAGGACATGATTCCAAAAGAAGCTAAACTGCTACTTACGGTTCACGATGAACTTGTAACCCTTACCCCCGACAATAAAGCAGAAGATACTGCAGAGGCAATTCGTAGCGCAATGGAGGGAATTCAGCTTTTGGATGTTCCCCTAATTGCTGACATCACTACAGTACAACGTTGGGGAGAAGCCAAATGAACTTTTTTGACAGATTATTTCGTCGTTCTACCCATGAACATACCAACGTGGAAGTGCCCTTTAGTACAATTACTCGTTGGGGATTATACGATTTAAGTATTACTAATCCTAATGAAATTGCTGTTTTGCTTGGTTTAACACCAGTCAGTGAAGAAGGAAACAAAAAAGAAATAGAAGACAGCCATATAAGATTAGCCGCCCTTGATGACCTACTTCCATATATAGATATTGTTAGTGAACTTAATGCAAAAGTTATTGTTGCCACGCAAATGCGAGAATTTGCAGACGATTTTGAAGAGCATGTTGATGAAGAAGAACTTGATAGTATGAATGAGTTTTATAAAGCAGTTAGCTTTTCTGCTCTTGTTACCGCATTTTCAGTAGGTATAGAACTTGATATTTTTCATACCCATGCGCTAAGTTTGGGTTCTGTATATAAGGAGGAAAATGAGCAGTAACTGGTGGGCAGATAAATTAGGAGCGCAACAACAGCCCGCAGCTCCACGTTCCGTAACACCACAACAACCTACTTCATACCCACCCACACAGCAGCAACCCCCGTATCTGCCACCAGAGGTAAGAAACCATCAGTTGCCGATAAGTGCAACTACAGCTTCTCGTTGTCCAGGTTGCGGTAGTGGAAACTACACGGGTGGGGGAGAAAATAAACCACGTTGTTATGATTGCGGTTACCCAATACAACAATCAGGTTCAGGTATTGGTAAAGGCATTATGGGAGGCCCACAAGCTTCGGGCCCAGCCCAACCAGCACGACAAGTAGCAACAGGTGGATTTAATCCTCAGACAATCATTGGACACATTTAATGGCAATTAACCCAGAGTTAGCAAAAATTATTAATAAGATTAACAAGAAACTTGGCGCAGATACAATCGTTCTTGGAGAAGATATTAGAGACGATGTAATGTCTCGTATTACCACAGGCTCTATTGCATTTGATGTTGCTTTAGGTGGGGGTTGGCCCGTTAATCAATGGCATGAAATTGTTGGAGAAGCCTCTAACGGTAAAACCGCAATTGCTTTAAAAACTATTGCAGCAAATCAAGCAAAAAATCCAGAGTTCACCACAGTGTGGGTTGCAGCAGAACAATGGGTTCCAGAGTATGCAGAGATGTGCGGTGTTGATTTATCGCGCCTTTATGTAGTTTCAACTAATATTATGGAGGAAGCATATGAAGCGATTATTGAGTTGGTCGAAAGCAAAGCTGTTGATTGTGTTGTTATTGACTCCCTTCCTGCCTTGGTTCCTAGTGCAGAAGACGAGAAACAAATGGAAGAATTCACGGTAGGCAGAGGCGCAATGTTAACCAACAAATTTTTTCGCAAAGTAGGGATTGCTTCTAAACGCTCCCTTATTGATTATGAACGCCCATTTATTGGCATCATGATTAATCAGTGGCGTGACAAAGTTGGAGTTATGTACGGAGACCCACGCACTACCCCAGGGGGTAAAGGCAAGGATTATGCGTTCTTTACCCGTATTGAAATTAAGCGTGATGAATGGATTGACGCTGGAACAGGTCAAGAAAAACACCGTGTAGGTCAGACCATCAAGATTCGTACCCTTAAAAACAAATCAGCCCCACCCTCACAGACAGCTTTTGTAGACTTTTATTTTGCCCCTGGAGGGCCTGTAGACCGTGGAAATTATGATTTTGCTAAAGAAGTAGTGGCTATGGGAATTATTAATAAAGTCATTGTTAGAGCGGGTGCTTATTACCGTTACGACATCAATGGTGAGACTCGCCAGTGGATGGGCGCAGATGCTATGCTAGGTTCTATACGGGAAGAGTTGGACTTAAAAGAAACCTTAGAACGCGATGTACTAGACTCAATTAAAGCTGGGTCTAAGTTTGTGGCAGACGACTCCGATGAGGAGTGAAGGTCAAAAACAGTCTAGGAAACACGAGGTACGACTAGCCAAAAAAGTCGATGGTAAGCGAACAGCTGCCAGCGGAGCTTTTTGGAATCGTAAAGGTGATGTCCGCAGTAGCGACCTTCTTATTGAACATAAGTGGACGGGCAAAGCCTCCTTTACTGTTAAAGCCGCAGTTCTGGAGAAAATTGTCAACGAAGCAATTCTTGATAGCCGAATGCCCGTATTAGGTATTAGTCTTAACGAGAATAATTATGTAATGCTTATTGAAGATGATTTCCTAGAGATGCGCCAAAATCTTCAGGAGTGCACTTGTCATATGAACGTTCCACCGACGCAGAGTGGTGGCACTTAGCTAAATGCCGTGGCATGGATACCGAATTATGGTTTCCACCGCGAGATAAAACTAAATACAAAAAGATAGCCGATAAATCAAAAGCTGTTTGTTTTGGTAAAGATGGCGCACCCGAATGCCCCGTACGATTTCAATGCTTGTTCTACTCAGAAGAGATGGATGAACAGCACGGTATATGGGGTGGCATGAGCCACCGTGAGCGCAATGCGTTGAAAAGAAAAGCTGCTAAAGTAGGGCTTACATTAGAGGAGTGGGTGCTTAAGAATGACAGCAAAGGAAGAAAAGTTTAAGGCAACAGGAAGTCTTAAACGATTCATTGACGCAGGTAAGAAAGAGTCTCGCGTCCTCACAACCGTAGAACGTCACCTTATTGCAAGACCTGCACCCAGTGACAGACGTTCTGATGTTCTTCATCCATCGGCAATGGTTAAAGATGATTGGTGCCATAAAAGTTCTTACTTTCAACTTCTTGGGTTTCCACCCCCACCAAGCAAATATCGCGTAACACTTAGTCAAAAACGTGTTTTTCAAGTGGGTCACGATATTCACGCAGGATGGCAAAACATTTTTAAAGAGATGGACATGCTTTGGGGCAAGTTTAGATGTAATGAATGTGGAGAAACATTCACTGGACTTCCATCAGACCATAACACTAGGGTTGAGCCTAAACATTTTGATTACCTAGAGGTTCCTTTGGTTTATGAACCGCTACGCATTGCTGGGCACGCAGATGGAATTTTGCTTGGTTTTGGTGAACCGTTGATGCTTGAAATTAAATCCATTGGTGCAGGAACATTTAGATTTGAAGCCCCAAACCTTACGGCAGAGCATAATGGTAATCTTGATGATATGTGGAAAGCGTTAAACGCTCCTTTTATGAGCCATATAAAGCAAGCACAGATGTACATGAAATTAGCTGAGTTGATAGACCTTCCCATACAACCACAGGAAGCGTTGTTTCTTTATGAGAACAAAGCTAATCAACAAGCTAGAGAATTTGTTGTTCCTAAAAGCGATTTTGGTATTAGCCATATTTTAGAGGCCGCTGAGAATATTGTTGCAGCGGTTGACAGCAAAGAACCCCTTACCTGTAATATTGACCCCAACGAGGGTTGTTACCAATGTAAGGGGTATGACGATGTTCAAGCTTGAGGCTACGGGAGTTAGCGAAGAGATTATTGTCGTTTTAGAACGCCAAGGTTTACTGGTACGAAAAACTTTAAATATTGAAATGCCAGATTTTCCAGAAGATATTACTTTGGTAGATGACCAAGACCTGATGGTAATGGCGTCTAAGTACATGGAGAACTACAACATGATGCGTACACAGACTGCGTGTGCTCAAATAGCGGAGTTAGAGGCAGAAAACGATTACGACCTAACAGAGGCTCATGCGCTACTAGCCACATCTACAGGTAAGACCACAGAAAAAGCGGGCCTTTTAAAAGCCGCTGTACTTGCCCAAACAGATATTCAAGATAAGCTTAAAGCAAAGAATTACACGTATGCATACCGCAAGTTAATGGAGACCACGCAAGACAACATGGAGCGCTACTACAGTTTAGTAAGCCGTGAATTAACTCGTCGTACCTCAGGTGACCGTGACCGATTGCGAGGCACTCGCTACAATGCCTAGTCAGTCAAGAAAACATAGAGGATATCGTTCGCAAAAAGTAGTAGCTATGTATTTAGCCGAGCACGGATTCCCTTTTGCTGAAAGTACAGGGGCGGGACGCAGTGGAACAGATATTACTGGCACTATTGGAATTGACTGGGAAGTTAAAGCCCGCAAAGATTTTTCGCCTAGCGCCACCATCAAACAGCTTAAAGACAGGCACAATGGTAAAGATTTACCCGTAGCAGTTTTGCGCCTTAACGGACAAGGAGAGGTTAGTATTACTGAATGGGTTACACTTGTGAGGTTAGAAGATTTTGTTAATTTATTGCGAGCTGCAGGATACGGAGAATCAGATGAGGATAAAAAATGACTAAAGAATCACATAAGTTTTTAACAAATTTGCTTCAAGCCAAAGAAGAAGTTAAACGTTTAGAAACAGAATACAGAAAAATTTGCGAATGCAATGAAAAACTTCCAGGAGTAGATAAGATATCCGATAAGTCATTTTATTATCGCAAGTTGTATAAAACTTGTTCATATCACGAAGTTAGGCTTACACGTAGTGCCTAATTACGATTTTACTTGTTTACCGTGCGATGTTACAGTTGAGAAATTTTTAGCATTTGATGAAAACGGTCGTCCAACATGCGATAAATGCGGAGAGTTTATGAACAAAGTATTTAATTCTACACCAACACATTTTAAAGGCGGAGGGTGGGGCGGTAAATGAAGTTTGTTATTAATGATGAAAAGTGGGCAGAAGTCCTTCAAGAAGGCGTTAATGAGTACGTAGATAGTTTGCAAAATTATTACATTTATGGTGATGAAGATGTAGAAGAGCCTGAGGTTTTATCTGGGCTACCCTATTGCGGTTGCGAAACTTGTTACACCCGCGAGTTTCTTTTTTATGTTTCCCCCATCATTATGCAAGGTCAAAAAGATGGAAAGATTGAGCTAGATGCCTCTTGACCTTAGAGATAAAGAAGCGCCCCTTCACGTTTGCCCTTGCGGTTCTTTTTTATGGAAAGTAAAAGCCACTTTTGAAGATGGTGAAATTTCGCTTTATATGCTTGATATGGAGTGCGAATTATGTGGGACTTGGGCTACAGCGCCAACCCCAATTGATTACCGAACCGTTTAACCTGACATACACCTCTTAGTTCCCCCATAATTTAAGGGTAATACTAATTCGAGCATAAGAGGTAATAATGACTGACGTAGTAAAAGAAGAAGAAGAAGGCATCCTTCGCGTAGGCGCAGGAAGCAATCCACAAGCCGTAGCATCAGCAATCGCCCACAGTATCTATGAGACTCGTGGCTGCAAGATTCGCGCTGTAGGCGCAGGAGCTGTCAATCAGGCAGTTAAGGCAATTGCAATCGCACGAGGCTACACAGCCCCACGAGGTTTAGACCTCACTTGTATTCCTGGCTTTGCAAGCATTGAAAGCCACGATGGACAGATTTCTGCCATTGTATTTGTTGTTTCAGCAGCAGGTTAAGCAGTTATTTTGCGCTCAAATGCCTTATCGTTATTTAACCACCTTTGCAAAGGAAACTAAATGAAGACAAATTCTAAGAAGAACCCAGCTCCGCTGGCACCCACTTCTGCTGAGCCAAGTAACGCTACAGGTTCAAAGCCACGCGTTGCTATGCCTGAAAAAGGCAAGCTTATGAAGAAGAAGAACACAGCAGCGGGAGACCCAACTAAGATGGCTAAGCCATCTCGTACATTTGTTAAAGCTGATGGACATCGTGCAGGCGCACGTTATGGGGTACGCGTTGGATTTCAAAAGCAGGAAGCACCAGAGGCAGGTGCCACACAAAGCAATGGTTATTTAATTCCAGCTGCCATTAACCGTAGCAAACCAAACTTTACAGCGGGTATGGCTGAATAATTAGATTAATAAAAAACCCCCGAGAAATCGGGGGTTTTTTCTTTGCGCGATTTATTGTCATGTTTAGCTATTTATGGTTAAATTACACCCGTGTCATTAAAAGAAGAGCTAGAGAATTTATCGCCTCGTGCAAAAACAGGCACCTATTCAAAAGGTCGTTGTGGCATAAACGAGTGGTTAAAAACGCAAACTGATGAGTTTATATTGGATTTTAGAGACCTGATTGCCTCCCCTTCATCAACTATGGAATTACACAGATTTTTACAAACAAAGTTTTCTGATTTGCCTTTCAGTTTAACAACTTTTCGTACTCATAGAAACAAGTGGTGCTCATGTCCATAAAAGACGAATTTAATAAATTTATAACAGCTGGAAAAGAAGGTTCTGACAATGTTCTTAAAGATGTTCCAGAGAATTGGCGCCCCCGTTCAGAACTTGACCAGACAACAGGCGGGTTCGCTATTACTGGCCCCCGTACAGATGGAAATACTCCAGGAGCCGAAGAATTATTACGAGAAGCAAATCTTGACCCAACAGAATGGGTATTAGTAAATAGCCGTAAAGGTAGTTGGCAAAAATGGGACGGAGAATGGCTTCACTCTTGGCGCATTAATGTTATTCCAGCTTCTTCATCAGTTCACGCTTATGATGCGCAAAAACTTATTGAAGAAATTTCCAATTGGAAACCAAAATCATCAAATGATTTTGAAGGTGACCTCACCGCTATATATAGTTTAGGTGACACTCAGTACGGCAAAGATGATACGCCAGCTATTGTTGACCGTGTATTGCGTTCCTTTGATGAATCCGTAGACCATCATAAGTTTTTACAAAAAAAATATAAAATTGGGCAGATTGCATTACCTCAGCTTGGTGACTGTATTGAGGGTATGACAAGCCAAAAAGGTAAAGTTATGGGCCGTCACGATATTGGAGTAGCACAGCAAGTTCAAGTTGGTCGCCGTGTTCTTATGGCACAAATTAAAGCAATGTCGCAGCTTGCTTCAAAGATTATTGTTCCCGTAGTTCCAGGAAACCATGATGAGGTTCAACGTTTTCTTGTGGGTCGCCCAGAGGATTCATGGCAAATTGAGATTGTTCGCGCCGTAGAAGATGCGTGTATGGAAAATGATTTTCTTAAAGACCGCGTTGAGTTTCGTTACCCAGCAAAAGATGACAGCACACTTGCTGTCAATCTAAGCGGAACTTTATACGGTATGGCTCATGGACATCAAAAGACAGATATGGTCAAATGGTGGTCAGGTCAAGTTATGGGTAATTGCGCTGTTGCAAATGCGGATATTCTTAATGTTGGTCATCTTCACCATTATGATGTACAAAGCATTGGTACACGTTTGTTTATCCAAAACCCAGCTATGGATAATGGTTCGGGTTGGTTTAGAGATAAATCGGGCCTTGAATCCCACCCAGGAATTGTTTCATTGGTAGTAGGTGCAGGCTTTGATGCCCGTAGAGAGTTAGTGGTGCTAGGTGGCTTTCGCTAACCTATAATAAAGGTTATGCCAGGTCCACATCAAAATACGCAAAATCTCGGCGCTGCTGGGATGTATGGAACCAACACTACTTATGGTGGTGGCGGTGTTCCTGTTGCGCGTTCTGAACTTGACTTCCTTCGTTTAGGTGTTGGTCGTCAACCCTCTGCAGAGTATCCTGACGGCTACCTAGGAACAATTCGCACGCGTCGTGATGACCGTGGTCGTCCAGGTTCAACTTCAGAAAATGTTTTAGATTCACTTAAAGTTCGCATCACACAACGTGGTTATCAACGCGGTGTGCACAAAGGTGAGCGCATTGATGCTGCGGGCTATTACTATCCAGAAGGATTAGATAACACTCGCGGAATTCGCCGCCAAATGCAAGGTGTTCGTGATGGCAATGTCATTATGACAAAGAAGAATTCAGATAATCAAAAACTTGCACCAGCTCCGCACTTACCTAATGATGGTAAAGCAGGGCCTGCTGCAAAGAGTGACGCACCTATGGGTGTTAATATGAACAGAGCTAAGAGACTCAGTTCCCTATCACCAAATTGGAAATAAATGTCAGGCAGAATGTCAGACGGTGTTTACTCCCGCAAACCGTGGCAAGCACCACCTGAGGCTGCCTACCCACCTCAAGCATATATTGGGCCCTTTGCGTCCAACCAAGAGCGTTTACTTAGCCAATCATTAGCAGCTAACATGATGACAGGTGCAGAACTACAAGAATATGTGCGCCCCCCACTACCTCAAGTCAAACTATTCCCAGAACGCTATGGTTACACCCAGACTGAGATTAGTATTGAAGACATAATTGATTTGCCTGGTCGCGCTCAACAGCGTGTAGAGTCTGACTTTAGTAACACTCCAAATACTCAGGAAAGCACAAGCACTAATTCACTAGGAGGTACCATCTAATGGGACGCAATAACGAAGACTTTCAAGACGGAAAAGATACAAATGCTGCTTTTAGTGGAATACTTAAAGCCAGTTATCCAGAAGACATTCCTGGATTTGAAGGTACGACGGACTCACTTAATAGTTTAGTTAATATCCGAAAAAACACAGCTAATAAGAACAAAAAAAATAACTAATGCCTATCAACGACCCAGGTTTATTTACAGATAGCACAGGCGAAGGCATGGCTGGAGCTGAAGATGTTAAATTGGGCACCCAGCGTGACCTTAAAAAGACCTATTACAATGGTTCTAAGCCTTGTATTGAATGTGGATTGATGCTAAACCCAGTACAATCATTACATACAGACACCTGCAGCGGATGTACCCGTCGCAAGCAGTCTAAGCTACTTAAAGGACGGATGGCATAATGACCGTAAATAACTCACGTTCACAGAACGAGTCACTCAACGAGGGCGCAACAGATGGTAAGTACCGTAAGCGCCGTCCAAATACTGAGGTTATTCCAGGACTTGGAGACCAGACAGTAGTTCAGAACCGTGCAGATTTGCACCCATACATGAACTACGGATTTATTAACTCTGAAGAGCCTTCAAAGGTAAACCCAGGTAAGTAGTCATGGGAAAAGCTAAGCGCCAACAAAAGTACACATCTGCACAAGGCAAACTTCAGTCAGCAACTAGCGACGTACTACGAGCAGGGTTACGCCGTCAACGTACTGGTACAGAAGGTCGTGCGGAAGCGCTATCAAATTTTTCTGATGCTTCAAACACTTTTAATCAAGCTTCAAATAAAGAACAGAACTTACGCGTTAATAAAGGTAATATGTAATTATGAATCCAACTTCATCACAGTTTCCTATTAGCCATGTAAAAATGCATTCTGACCTATCAAAGAGCCCAGAAACATACGAACGCGTTAAACTTCGTGGTGCAAAGCACGGAAAAACAAAGCTTGATGCATTTGGTTCGTCTAAAGAATCTGGTTATAAGGGCAAGTATGGTATTGAACCACAAGCAGAAATTGGCGTAGCTGACGAGAACCGTAACGGTACTTATATTATTAGTGATAATCCAGATAAGAATCCAACGAGGTTTAAGCAATGAACCCACAAGATAGAAGCGGTGATGCACGCCGTCAAGCTAATTATGAAAAGACTTTAGGCAAATATGCTGATGAACTTATGAACCCTAAAAAATATGACCACGAGATGAGCAAAGACGAAGCCATGCGTAATGATGAGTCTATGTACGCTACAGAAGGTCAGATTCCAGAGAGCTGGACAGAGAAGTAATGAAGCCTACAGAGCCACAGTTTCCAGATATTAATAAGGAAACTGACGTACCAGAAGGCTTTGGCTATATGACCCCTGAGACAGAGAACGAAATAGCTGAAGCTGAAGAGCGCAAGCGCACTCAAATACCTTATTTATCACGTAACGCAGAGGATATTTTAAACTCTAAGCGTTCACGTGGAGAACGTCTATAAAAGGATAAGTAATGGCTGATACTCCTGAGGACAGAGGTCCCGATAGTATGCGCGTTGTTAAATACAACCCAAAAAACCCTATTCATGAGGGATTAATGCGCTCTAGAATAAGAGAAGACAATGTACTTGGTCAATCAACCAGTACTAATCCTAATATTCAACTTCCAAATTACAATGACAAGAAACCAGTTATTAAAATGCCAGTTAAACTTGGCATGGAAAAAGAACCAGAGTTGTCAGAAAAATACTATGAACTTATACAAAACAAGCCGTATGTGCTTCCAGAAGAGCATCAAATAAAACTACCTAAGCCTAAGCCTGTTATTAAAACTGATGCTCCTTCAATGAAAGAGGTTAAAAACGTTGGAGACATCTACAAAAAAACCGATACCGTAGCTTCCAAGAAAAACCGAGCAGAAGAACAAGCTGCAATTCAAAAGAAAATTGCAGCTCGTTTGGCGAAAAATCGTAAGCCCAAGTAACTTGTGGTAGGCTTTTGCCCATGGCAGATGACTTTGAGACCGAACGGTTCAACTTATTAATTTGTAAGACTTGTCAAACCATTGAAGAAGTTCCCTATACAAAAACAGGGGAATATCTTGGCGATGGAAAGTACAGTCAATCCGATAATCCATTTGTTGAAGCAGCTGCTGCACAACATGGTCCAGAACATATTGCTGCCCCGCTTGTAGATATTTTGCAGGGTTATTGGATGACACCTAAGGTTAAAGAGGGTGTTGTTAAACAGTTACGCGAAACATTTTTTGAAGGTAAGGGTTCATCATCAGGTCTTGATGTATTTGGTACCAACTTTTACGGTCTTAAAGACCAATATTCACAAGATGCTATGAGTTGTTACAAGATTCATCTTAGTCCTAAAGGTCAATGTCCAGATTATAAGAGCGACCGTAAGATTCTTAGCGCAGGCACAGAGGCAGAACGCCGTGTTGAAGGTCTTGGAAAATCTACAATTAAAGTTCACCTATGCGATTTTTGCCCTGTAAAAATGTACAACCAACAAAAGGCGTATAAAGAACGAGGATTATACGACTAATGGATAAAGTTCCAGATGCTGAGACAGCGTTTATAGTATTTAAAACTTTAGAAGGTAACTACGTTGCTACCCCAGACCTTAGCCTCAATATGTTGGTAGAACGGGAGGCTAACCGCCAGGATATCAAGGTGGCTTGCCGTGAACTTCTAGATTCCGCTTTTAAACAAGAACTATCCACCGAAATTATGGCAAATATCGGAAAGCCTGTACTCTCAGAGTCTGAGAAAGCGGCGGGTTCAATACGCCAAGCGCTGTATGACAAAGGTATACTGTAGTTACACTAACCTAGGTAGGGATGACCATGGAAGCTCCTAAGAAAAAGCAAGTAAAGAAAACAATTGCGCCTAAAAGACTTCCCAAATCACAGTCAGATGATTTAACACCGCTTGATGTGCACGCAATTCAAATTCACGAATTATACAAATCATTTCGTAAAGCAGGGTTCCCAATAGATATTTCAATGGCGTTAGCTATTGATGATATGGCGCATCCTCGTTGGTTCTACACTATGGTTCCTGATTTAGAACTATTAGAAGACGAAGAAGACGAAGACTAGAGATATACTGTCCTAATGGACTTTAATGCGGCACTGGTTAAGCAAGCAACACCAGTTTCTATAGAGCCGTCAGAAACATCATATTTTAGCGCCCCAAATGCTGGTTTAGACCCACGTCTATTTCGTGATAATAAGATAATCGGTAGCGTTCGTAATGGAATCCTAAGTATTTTGTTTGACCATTTGCGACGTCACTATTATAACCCTGAAGCTTACATTCATGTGTGGCTAGCAGGGTCAGGGGTTTCATACCAATGGGCAGCAAACCGCAGCCCAGCAGATTTAGATTGTTTAGTTGGTGTGGACTATGTAGCGTTCCGCAAATCCAACACAAAATTTGTAGGGCTAAGTGACCAAGAAATTGCCTCAATGTTTAACGAAGATTTTCGCGCTGAGTTATACCCCCATACAGAGAACTACCTTGATTCATTTGAGCTAACCTTCTATGTCAATGTGGCAACAGATATTCGCACTATCAAACCTTACGCAGCTTATTCATTAACAGATGATGATTGGACTGTAGAACCCTCAGAACCTAGCATTAATCCTAAGAGAGATTGGGAACGCAAGGTTGCTCGTGATGAGAATATGGCTGTAGAAATCCTTGACAGATACTCAACTGCGCTCGCTAACATTGGCACGGCAACTACAGCAACAGCTCGTATTAATGCTGAAGCCGCGTTGAAGTTAGCTGTAGAACAAGGTGCAGCTTTGTTTGAAAACATCCATTATGGACGTGGGGCTGCGTTTAGCCCTAGCGGTATGGGTTACGCAGACTATGCTAACTACCGTTGGCAAGCTGGCAAAAAGGCTGGTCTTGTACAAGCACTAAAACAATTAAAAGATATTTCTACGAAGACACGTCAAGAATTTGAAGCTCAAACTTATGGTATGGAGCTACCAAGTGCTAAGGTGTTAGTCCGTAGAGCTGCGCTTTACAAGCGCTAACAACTTAACTAATCGGAGCACATCTTGTCTATAGTAATGTTCGTCGACGGAGTTTTACGCTCCGAAACTGGTAGCCCTATATATCAGGGTCTTGCCCTTTATCGTATGTTTAACGAAGATGTACGAGTTGTACTGCTATGTGATGACTATGCCAAGACTAACCGTTGGTTACTAGAGCATAAGATTAATAAGATGGACGACCTGATTGACTATAACGTCCCAGGAATTTTGCATGACCCAGAATTTGAACAGGTTAAGTACTGTCGCTCACAGGGCAAGGTAGAGGTTATTGTCACAGCTAATACTGAGCTGGCTAAAAAGCTATTAGAAATCGGGCTTGACACCCTTTTATTTTTGCACCCAAGTTACCTACGTCCAGAGTTTAGACCAGACGGTCGCCAAGGCATGAAGAGTTGGGCGTCTATTGAAGAAGAGATTGATAAACAGATTGAGATGATAAAGGAAGACCCACGGGCTTGAAATTAATCTATCTCGGTGCTGAAGTCCCTTCTAATCGCACACTATTAGAGACCACCACAGCTAACCATGTAGGTGTAAGTTTTTGGCGCCTTACAAAGCGTGGTTTACCTAAGACCAAGGCGTATTTACTAGAGAATTATTTCAGTCCAGATACCCATATTTATGTCCACGCAGGTATTCCAAAAACTGAGAACTTAAGCCAAGAAGAGCTGGAAGACTTCCACGTCATGTACGAGGAGTTCATAGCCAACAACATTGACCGCCTCACAGTATTTAATGAGGTAGTCAGTACTCAGCTAAGCCCAGAGTTCATAGAGTCCCAACGTAAGACTTGTTGGGCTGAAGTTCCGCCCTCCAAGTTCCAACCCGTATGGCAGTCCCAGACGGGCATAGACGGGCTTAAGAAGATGGTTGAGCATTACCTAGACATTGGGCTGATGGGCGAGAATATCGAGCATGAGACCAAGCTGGCAGCCATTACACGGGGTTTCACAGCCAAGGGCACCCGCTTCCACGCAATCAACACCGCCAAGCCAGATAATCTACGTCAGGTTAAGGTAGAGTCTGCCAGCACCTTATCGTGGTTGGCTCCAATGCTCCATGGTGAGACTATCGTTTGGGACGGCAATCGCTTGGTGCGATACAACAAGAAAATGAAAGAGCAATCCCGCGTTAGGTACGGCAACATTTATAAAAAAGCTGGGCTTGATTACGATTTGATTATGGAAGATGACCCACAAGAAGTGTGTCGTTTAGCTGTATGGTCATACGAGCAGTTTGAGGCGAGGTTAAATATGAGCGGAAATGACAGCTTCTTATACGATAACAGTGAAGGGAGTGAAGTGGAGGAAAGTGGGGAAACACTACCTGCACATAGCGATAACAAGGGGGTAGGGATGCGGAAAGTTGAGCCCCGAAATCCAGAAGAAATGGGTACTTTACCCGTCCTTGGATACACCTCAAAGACTGTTGTAGAACAAGATGCAGATGGTAATGATATCGTCAAAGAGCGCGTACTTTTAACCTCACAGGAAACTTCACTTCGTACATGCGATACATGTTTTGTTGCCTCTAATTGTCCCGCTTTTAAACCCCAATCCGTATGCGCATTTAAGCTTCCAGTAGAAGTAAAGACTAAAGAACAACGTGAAGCTTTGGTCAATGCATTAATTGAAATGCAGACACAACGCGTACTTTTCATGCGTTTTACTGAAGAAATGAACGGTGGATATGCAGACCCTAACGTATCACAAGAGATTGATAGGCTCACAAAAATGTTTAAA